GGGGAGGGAGTTTCACCCTCCCTATAGAATTTTAAACGTGCAATATTGTTAATGCAAGAACAGCTGTTCCAAGTGAAGAGCCAGAAAGAGTTACTACGAGGTCATTGTCGCCAGCTGCAAACTCTGCATAGGTAGCATCAAACGAGGTTGTAGGTCGTTTGATTATATCTGCTGTTGCACAATTGACAGCAACGATAGTATCTGTATTATTTTTTATCGTAACAGTCCATTCTTCGGTATTAACAGCAAAGCCTTGAACTGCAACATCGAGAATTTCAAACCCAAATGGCGTGTTAATTGTTGCTGTTGCTATTTTAGCTTGAGTTCCTGTGACTATTTTGATTTTCACTACTCCTGCTGAAACTTCTGCGGTGCAAGTTCCGGCACTTCCAGAAACAGAAGTTGTTAAACTCACAGGTTGCATATTTTTTAGTTTTAATACATCTTTTACAGATAAGTCATTAGCCATAATATGCCTCCTTAACTAACGTAAGTGTTGATGATAGCACTTTGAGGTAGTTCTTGGTCGGTAGGTGTAGTTCCACCAGAAGCAACTATCTCTTCATCAAAATAGTCCATACGATTAAATCCATAGAATCTTTTTGCAGCTAAACTTTTGACCATACCATAGTCATCAGATTCTTTGGCATATTCCAAATCAGAGAATAGTGTTTCCCCAACAGCAGAAGCACCAACGAGAATAGCACCTGCAGCATCTTGACTTGTTGTATCAGGAAGTTGAACCTTTTCATATTGTCCAGCAGCATCTCCAACATTTACAGCTGCTGAATAATCAAAATAATTCAAAGTAGATGCTTGAACCCAATAAGGAAGTCGAACGATAACATCATCAACGAAGATAAGGAATTTTCCAAGTTTCGCAACTGCATAATTGAATATTGGATTGGTTTTTCCACGAAGTCCGGCAGTTGCAACATCCCGAGACCAATAATTACTTTGTCGAAGTGTAGCCATTTGCCGAGAATGAATAATAAGAGGATAAATATCCTCTCCATCAAGGGACCAGGGGATAATATTAGAAGCAGAAACCATTGGAGTCAACGCTTCAAGTAAATCCATATTGAACACATCGGCTGTGTCTAAGGTATCCAATCCATCAACAATTGCTTGTTTCCAAGTAGCAGAAGTGTAACTGAAAGTCTGTTCGTTTGTGGTGAAATTCTTGTCTGTTCCATCCCAGAACCAGTTGTTTTTATTATAGCGTTTAGTGATTCCGAGTCCTTTGCTAGCAGTAGCAGCTGTAATATGTCGAGAATAACCCTCATAAATAGCTGCGGACACGTCAGAGTTTAGGTAACCGGCAAACCATCTTACCAGTGCTGGTTGATAATCTTTTGCAATTTTCATCCAATTGATTTTTTCTGCTTCAACTTCATTAGGCAAACTAATACCCTGTCGCTTCAAATGGACAAACAATTTAGCGTAAAGAAAAGAAAGGTCTTCTTCGTTACTCAATAGAGTCGCACTTCCATCTTTACCATAACCATAAACATTACGAAGCATAGAAATCATCAACTGATTTCTGCCCGTAAGTTTGAATTTAGCAAACCGCTCAATAGGACTTCCCGTAAGAGTCCATTTTTGAGTGGTTGGATTTACCTTAGGAAATCCTGTAAACTTGTTCCAGAAGAATCTTTGGTAAACTTCTTTTCTCAAATCCGTATCGATAACAGATTTATTTAATACTGAATATGCATCAGTAGCCATTTTATTACCTCACTATAAATTTTGTGATTTTCGGTAAGCAAGGACTCGTGGGTCGTTCGGGTGATTTTCTATCAATTCTGTTGCTTGAGCTACAGGCATTGATTCTAATTTCCCTGATTTTATCGAAGTCCTGCTTGGTTGAATTATCTTTACCGAACTTCTTTTTTTTGCATTTCTGTAGTTTTCTTCATCTACGAGACTACGTGTTGGATGTCGTTGACTGTATAAAGTAAGGATATCTTTAGCAGGTAAATGGGAAATACCTTTTGAATCACGGAATTTTATCACCTCGCTTACTGAATAATCAGTGCCAGACAATACCGTTCCTAATTCATTATCCCTCATTTGCTTTGCGAAATAATCTTTACTTATACCAGATTGGCGTTTATTCGACTGTTCGTTTGCATAAGCACTTGCTTTTATCTGTGCTGTTCTGAATTTAGTTGGTTCATCTATCATCAAATCGTTTATTTCTGTTTCTGTGTTTACGTTAAGTTCTGAACGCATTTTCTGTGAATAAGCATTTTCGTAATCCAATCCAGTCTTTTCGTATTCAACGTCTATTTTCTTCTGCTGAAATTCTGCAATTAACTTTCGTTGTTGTGCAAGTTCTTTTTCAAGTTTTAAATTCTGTATTTGTGTTAGTTCATTTTCACGGATTGCTTTGTTTTGCTCCGTTCTTGTACGTTTAGCCTTACTTAGCGTTTTTCCAAGTTCAACATCGAGTTTCTTTAAGAATATTTTTTCATCTTCAACGCCTTCTGGTATTTTTTCAATATACGATTGTCCTTTTTTGTCGAATTTTATATCAATTTCTTGTTCATCAATCGTTATCTTTGTTTCGTCCACGTAGTCAACTTTTTCTATTTTGTTTACGTCTTTGTCGGTGGATTGCTCCATACCTTGTAAATCGTCCATTACTGCTCCTTATATTAGAGTGCCTGTTCTGGCATACTCTTTTCTGTATTTTCTTGTGGTTCAGTTTCCTGACTACCATTTGAATTTCTTAATAATTGCAAAACCTGTTCTTTTACTTGTGGTCTATTTTCCATCATTTGAACTAATTGCAATGATTCATCGTATTGCAATTTATCTTCTATCATTTTATCTGCTTTTTGTGGTTTAAGTTCTTTTAATGCTTGAATCCAAGTTATTAATCCTTTTGTAAGCATAAAGTCAACTTCGTAATATTTTTTCTGTGTCATTGCGTCTACGTTATCTGTTATTTCAATTTCCACATAACACTCATCGGATACGTTTGAAATATCATTTTCAAATTTTGCATTTACATCTTCCATTGCTTCGTTTCCATATTTATCCAAATGCTCTATTTTAAATTGCAATCCGTTTAGCATATTAACGAGATTTTCTTTTATACTTTCAACTATATTTTGATAAAAATTTTGTAATTTGAATAAATCTGTTTTATCTCCTTGTTTCGCAGCTGCTTGTAGGGACATAATAGCCTTCCCTGATTGCCCGCTATAACTCGGTTTCCCTTTTGTTACGCTTAACGCCGAATCGCCCTCTTCAATATAACGTTCTAATTTATTATCAAGAGCCATTATAGCATTTTTTAAATCTGGAGTTTTTGCATAATAAAAAGGTTCAACTCCCTGATTTTGTTTTCTCCATTTCGCACTAATTTGTGGCTGGAAACCAGGGTCAAGTGCGTGTTTTCTCATATCTGATTCATTCACAATAGCACCAGGTTCTATTATAAGTTGCGGAACTCCCATTCTAACCATTGTAAGCATTTGCAATGTAAGTGCTGTCATATGTAAATTAAGCAATTTTGAACTTTTATAAGCCAATGAAATTGGATAAGAAGTTTTAGGATCGTTTGCTGTTCCCATTATTGCATAAGGATTTTGTTTTTTGATTATAGGCTCTTGGAGAATTACATTTAGTGTTGGGCAAAAAACGGTTTCTATGAATACTCGATATTCAATATCTCGTTCTTTAGCAGCTACAATTTTATCTGCAAAAATAAATGTTGCAAATTCTTGCTGTGCAATTAGTTCAAGTAAATAAATCAGTTCCTTATCGTAGTCTTTGCCTTTTTCTACTTTAATAAGTAATTTATCAATAGTTTTTTCTATCTCATCGGCTTCTTTTAATTTTTCCCGTGAATCTTCTGACTCCAACCAACTTTTAATTGCATTAATTAACCATTCCAATCTATCATTATTTATTATTTTATCTTTTTCCTCAAATAGAAATTCTTGAAATTCTTCTTCTAACCAGTCTGTAACTTTTATTTTCTCATCAACATCGGAATTAAATATTTTACGTTGTGTATAGAAAAATGATTTTCTGCGAACTTGTCTAACGATTTCTATTTGTTCAATTTCTGTTTCTCGTATTGCAATTCCATCGTTTTCTATTTTAGTTGCTTCTAATTTATCCGCTATTTGAGGATATAACAGTTTTGCTCTTTCGAGGTTATAAGAAAATTTTTGAAAATATTGGTCGTTATCTTTATAATTAGCGTTTTGCACGCCAGGATTCACATAAAAACTAATTGGATTAACCGAATCCATAGTTGGTTTACCTGCCTGATACATTCCTGTTCCTGAATAGTGTGTATCCCAGCTATTGTAAACAATTCCCCATCCAAAATAATAATAATCATCTACGCTACCATAACTATTTTGAATTACTTTTTCTTTATCAAAAGCATTATTTATACTATTTTCCAGCAATTCTTTTGCATAAGTTATTCTTGGAGTATCTGACTTTAGTGTAATTATCACATCGCTTGCTTTTAATTCACTTGCTTTTTGTTTTAAGTTATCATCTGTAAAATTTTTAAAAACTCTTTTTTCTCCGAGAACATCGCCCGCAACTCCGTTTTCTAAATTATATGTAAGAATATTATAGCCAATCTCGTAACGCTCATCAAATCCAGACGTAATTCTGTCCTCTTTACAAGTTTCAAAGTCATTAATTGCTTCTTTTAAACCTGTTTTTTGATAATACGCTATTTCTTTTTCTCTTATTTCGTCTAATATATCTTTCATTTTATTTCCATAATATTGTTTTTCATCAATTTTTATTAAAACCGGAATTTATTTTTTGTCAAGTTATTTTTAATGTAATACTTGAAAAATGTTTCATAAGTTGCTTTTCTGTATATGATTTATTCCAATCTTCATAATCTTGTATTGATTCGTCTTTACAAATAAAATTAGAATAACACAAGTTGCAAACTTCTCCGAGAGCGACTGCTTTCCAAAATCCGCTTCTGCTTATATATTTTATTGTTTTCCCACAAACAGGGCATTCTCTCTTATATATTGGCAAAACATTTTACCTTGCTATTTTATTATTCATTTAAAAATATTGTCCCATATCCCTATGACATTTATTTTCAAAATAATTATCTTCTTCAATTTCAATTAATCCTTTATCCTCACAGACAAACATACGCACACAGTCTGCCAAATCTTTATATTTTTCTACTATAGTTCCTTTAAGTTTATCACTTGCTTGTTTTCCAACCATTGATTTCCAAATATAATGTCTTAATCCGCTTTTTACGTGGTAGCAATTATTCCAAATTACTAGTCCTGGTTTTCCGTCTGGCATTATTCCTAAGGCATCACGCATTTTTGAATGTCCGTAAAACAATTCTTTTTCTGCTGTATAACTTGGATTGAAAACTAAATCTATTTCTGCATAATCTTGAAATAGTGTTCTTTTCTGGCTTCCTCGTGTCTGATTACCAAAATGTCTATCTAAAATTCTTGTAATATTAGTAAATATCCCCTCGTATTTGCGTTCTATAAATTCAATTGATTTTTTATGTTCAGAAATTGGTTCGCCACCTTTCATCTGCCAAAATTGACGTGTTGTGTCCATTGGTCGTTCATCAAATATTATTCTCCGGCCATTTGGGCATAATGCTCCCCATATCTCCGCATTCGGGCGTCCATCGTGTGGATCAACAACGTGAAAATACATATACTCTGGTTTTAATTTAAAATCGTCTGGATCAACAAAATGAATAGCGGGGTCAAGAGTAGGTAATATTTTCCCACTAAAATACATAAATTTCCCAAACACTCTTGCTTTTTTCTCATCTTCGTCAAATCTTGATACTGTTTGGTCTATAATTTCCGGGTCTAAAAACCCTCTTACCCCTCTCTTTTTACACGCTGAATATAAACTTGTAGTTAGATGAAAATATCCTTTTTCATTTCTTAATTCTGCCTCTGCAATTTCATCGATAATATATGCTGGACATTCTAAAGGAGTCATTGGCAACAAGGTAACACAACCCTGAGTCATTCTCCCTTTGCATTTTTTCCAAATCTCTTCGGGTCCAGGTTCATCAATAATCAATATTCCAATTCTCATACTTTCAAATGTAATTGGGTCTTGATCAAATGTTTTAAATATCCATACCCATCCGTTTTTCCATACAACTCTGGAAATATGATTTGTTCCATCTCTAAATGCTTCACATTGATTAGGAAAATCCTGAATTACTTTTTCTATTTCCGGAGTAACCCTGTCTCTTAATGCAATTGCTGTGGAAATATACCATATTACTTTGGGATAAGGAAAATTTCTAAATAAAGAATAATCAAACCAACCACTTTGAGGTTTCAACGTAATATGACTGATAATCTGAAAAGTAGATAATGTTTTTCCAGTAGAATTACCCGCAGTAAGCAATATCACCGGAACATTATTGTCCTTTGTAGAATTTGCCACAGTTCTAATATATTCATCATTTGCTCCCGTTGGGACATAACTGAGTAAACAATTAATATTAATCCCATTCCAGAACTCTTTTAACGTTTCGTTTTCTTTTGCCGAACCAAGATACCGAAATTTTTTTGAAAGTTTCTGTGCAATCAAATAAGGTTGTTCCGTATATTTAAACATTTTTTCACCTAATCCTATATTTTTTTTTCATTTTCTCTATCCAATTTAATGCAGATGGTACGCATTTTCTATATATTGAACCTTCCACCAGTGTATCTAAAACCCGCTGCCTCTCTTCAAATAATTTGATAGTAACATCTAAATCGGATTCCAATTCAGCAAAATGCTTTTTGTAAAGAGATTCCATACTATCCATAATTACTAAATCATTAAACCCCTCAGACTTGTTTAAATCATCCGCCAAAATCATTAATTCTTTTAAAAATTTATTCATAATCTATCCTTTTCACAATTAGGTAATGCCATTTTGTGTATTTGACCATTATGGGATTTTGATGCCTATTTTTGAGACGCATTCTCGAATATTAAATATTTGTCCCTTATAAATTAAATCAGGGCTCTCTATCTGCCCCTTATTGTCAAACCAGATAACTCGCCATCTGTAAGAATCATTATAAACTAATTTCGCAATATTCCATAAACAATCACCTGTTTTAACTTCGTAAGTTTTAAATTCCCGAATTTCACTACGCAATTGTTTAATTTCGTTTTCTAACGCCTGATTATACCCTACTTGCAATTTCAGTTCCGCTTCTAACTCTTCAACTATGGTTACATTTTCAAAATAAATAATTCTTTCTACTGTCTCAATTATAGGAACTGTCGAACTACAACCTGAAACCATACCCAAAATAAGTACCGCTATTATTATATTTCTCATTCTATCACCTTTCACAATTAATTAAATCTCCAATCGTATTCAAACTACTAATAACTCTATAAAACACATTAGAAGCACCAAAATCAACGCTACCGCTCTCTGTCTTATTCATCTTATCTAAACAGCCAACTCTTAATAAATGAACCGCTAAAGCCATTTATCCCCTCCTAACCCTCTAAAATAAAAACCGAAAAAATAAAAACCGAA